TGAGCGCCCGCCGCTTGGCCTCGGCCGACAGGTTCTGGCCTTCGATCGTGTTCTTGTAGGCGCGCGCCAGCTCCATCGCCCCTTTGGTGGTGACCGACTTGGCGTCGGCGTCGAGCATTTCGGTGATCAGCGTCTTGATCAGCTCGCCGATGACGACGTTGGCTTCATCCATCCGCTCGGCGGTGAACTGCGGCGCCAGGCCCTCGAACAGCGCGCGCCGCTCGGAAAGCCGCGCCGCCGCCGCCGCGACCCGCATCGCCCTGCGGTTGAACGCGCTCTTGCTGATCAGCGCCAGGCCCTTGTCGGCGAGTCGTCCGTTGAGGTCGGAGAGGATTTCGGCCTGGGTGCGCTGGCGCTTGTTGAGCTCGCCCATCGCCCAGAAGATGTCGTCTTGCGCCTCGTCGGGCGCGAGGTCGAGCGACGACAGGCGGCCGCGGCCGAGGCGATCCGCGTCGGCCATCTCAGCTCTCCGGCGGCGAGGGCCGCTTGACGCCGTCGAGCGCGATGCGCCGCTCGACGTGGTCGAGCCCGCGCCGGGTGATTTCGGCGATCAGCACCGAGCCCGCTTCGGTCAGGTGCACCGCGCCGACGTCGGCGAGATAGCGCAGCTGCGTATGCAGCCAGTCGCGCGTGCGGTTGATCGCCCAGCGCTCGGCGAGCTCGTCGCGCAGCAGCGACGAATTCAGCCGCCCGTCGGTCTGCTCGGCCAGCATGCGCAGCGCCACCAGCCGCGCCTCGTGCTCCATGATCGCGGACAGACTCACCGGCCGTGCTCCAGAAAGGTTTCCTGCAATCGCTCGGCGATCGCCTTGATCGGCGCCACCCGCTCGACGATGACGGCGAGCTGGCCCTTCATTTCGACCATCGACAGTTGCAGCTCGTGCACCGTGTCGCCGTCCGGCAAATGCTCCACCGTGCTTTCGAGCCCGGCGAGGCGCTTCTCGTGGTCGACGCTCGTGTCGCGCAGTTCGGCGACATCGCGGCGATTGCGCGCGGTCGCCGCCGCGTAGAGCGAAAGCGCCACGGCGCTGACCGAACCCGCCGCGCTCAAGCCCTGCCACACCGTGCTCCAGTCGAGCATTCCCGCCCCTCAGTTTCCGTGTTTCGCCGTCAGCCCGTCCGCCGCGGCGACGTCGGCCAGCAGCTTCGCCGCCGCGGCGAGCCGCGTCGCCGGCGTGTTCGCCGCCGGCTGGTCGGCGCAGACCAGCGCGGCGTCGCGCGCCAGGCGCGCCCGGATCGCCGCGACGACGCCCGTCGCCTTGATCGACGCCAGCGCCGCCGCCGCCGGGACCGCCGCCGGGCAGACCTCCCGCTCGATCGCCACGACGCGCGCCGCGGCGGCGTCGACGGCGAGGATCGCCGCCGGCCCCTTGGCCAGCGTCGCGCCGGTCAGCGCGGCGACGAGGAAGGCGACGATCGGCGCGGCCATGTCAGCCCGTCGTCGCCGGCGTCACAGCCGCGGCGGGCGCGGCGGAGGCGGGGGTTGAGGCGGTGTAGCCGGCCGCCGTGCAGACGTCGGACGCCAGCGCGCCGGTCGGCCCCGCCTTGGTCAGGAACTTCTGCACGTTCTTGGCGACCGCCGTGTCGGCCTTGATCGCCGCGCCGAGGTTCACCGCGGCGTTGACGATCGGGCAATAGGTCGCCGCGAGGGCCTGGGCGAGTTGGACCTGGTTGCCGATGACCGTCGCGTTGAGCTTCACCAGCGCGGTGTCGACAGTGCCGATCGCCTGCGCGTCGGCCGTCGCGTTGGCGGCGAACTGCTGGCTCTGCTGGGTCGAGCACGCGCCGAGCGCCACCGCGGCGGCGAGGCCGATCGCGCCGGCGGCGAACATCATGTTGGAGAGGAGGCTACGTTTCATGGGTTGACTCCTTGACGGCGCCGGAAGCCGCCGGCGCGCGGGGTGTGAGATCAGCCGAGCGCCTCGCGCGCCTTGTCGAGGGCGATGTCGCAGCGATCGAGCGCCTGGGCGAAGCTCCGGGCGACCGCGGCGAGCGCCCCGACGAGCCCGTCCGGCGGCGCGCCCAACGGCACGAGCGTGGCCGCCTTGCACGCGTCGCCCGAGATCGCCGCGGCGAGCGCGTCGGCCCGGTCGGCGCTGAGGCCGGCGCGCGCGACGAGATCGTCGAGCGCGGCGAGCTGCCCCGCGACGGACGCCTTCGCCGCCTTGGCGCGCGGCTTCGGCGCGCGCGGCGCCGGCGCGGGGGTCTTGGCCTTGATCCTGGTCATGTCGCGTCTCCTAGAGCCCGAGCGCGGCGAGGTCGGCCGCGTAGCGTGGGATCGAATGGTTGGCGGGGATCGCCTTGCCGATCTTGGCGATGTCGAAGAACTGGAAGAGCGCGTCCGGCGTGCCCTCGACCGCCTCGCCGATCGGCCGCGGCCGGGTCGGGTGGTTGAACGGCGGCGCGCACGGCAATTCGGGCACGATGTCGCCGGCGCGCGCGTACTCGACCGCCTCGAACCCGCGCCGCGCCAAATGGCCGAACCACGGATTGACGAAGCCGACGCGCGGCGCGCCGAACGTGACGACGCGGAATTGCCGTCCCGGCTGGCGCCAAGCGATCAGCGCGCCGAGCATTTGCGCCAGCGCGCCGCCGAGCGAATGGCCGACGATCGAAATCAGCCGCGGATCGCCGGCGATCGCCGGCCGCACTTTCGCGTAGAGCGCCTCGCCGCCGCTTCCGAAGCCGCCGTGCACCGGTCCGACGCCCGGAACCCAGCGCGGCGCCGCGCTGAGGTCGCGCAGCCAGTCGAGCGGGTCGGCGGGATCGGTGCCGGGCATGACGACGACGAGCTCGTCGTCGCGGGGCAGCAGGTCGTATTTGCAGTCGAGCGCCGCGCGCCCCGACCACGGCCCGCGATAGGACCGCCCGGCGATGTCGGCGAGCGCGGCGTGCGTCAGCATGGCGTCAGACCGCCTCGCGCTTGCGCACGAGGGTCAGCTCGCGCAGCTCGAACTCTTCCCTCAGCAGATCGTCGGCCTGATCGTGCCAGCGGCAGACGAAGCGCGCGCCGGCGAGCACGCTGACCGTCATGTGGACGCGATCCGAATTGAGCCTGACGATGTCGCCGACCCCGAACGGCGCATCGGGATCGGCGTTTGCGTCGGGGGCCACGGCGGTCAGCGCGCGCGACACGTCACGACGCCTTCGGCGCTGCGCCAAGCCACTCGTTGACCATCGACGCGGCCAGCGCGGCGGCGCTCTGGGCGAGCGGCGCGTAGACGCCGAGCGACGAGTAATCGCTGTGAGCGACGGCGGCGACGGCGGCGAGCGCGGCGGCCGTGCCGACCTGCCAGCCCAGATGGCGAAGAACGTTGGCGGTGATGAGCTGCATGCGATTTGCTCCTCTTTCAAAGCGTGTTGAAAACCGCCGCGAAGGCGGCGCGTTTCTCAGGCGGTCGCCGCGTCGAGCGCCGCCCAGGTGGCCGGGCCGACCCGATCGTCGACGAACAGCCCGTGCTTGTCCTGGAATGCCGCCAGCGCGGCGCGGGTCAGCGGGCCGGCGTGTCCGTCGACCGTCAGCGCCGGCGCCGCGCCCGCCTTGTTGAGCCGCCATTGCAGGTCGGCGACCGAGCCGTGCGGATAGGTCGAGGCGGTCGGATGGATAAGCGAGGCCGCAGATTCATTGGGATCGAAGCGCGCCGCGCCGCCGTGCGACGGCTCGGGCGCAACGTCCGGCGGCAACTCGACCTGATGCGGCGCCGGCAAGCCGTGCAGCGCCCACGCCGGCAGTGGGCCGGCGCCGAAAGCGTCGTAAGCCTCTTTCGTGTAGGCGACGAGCTTCAGCCACGTGTCGCTGCCGATCTCGCTGCAGTCGACATGGCCGCCGCCAGCCGCGCCGAGATCGTGGTGCTGACAGAGGCCGCGGCCCTGACCGCCCTTCGCCCAGACCGGCGGAATGCCGTAGGCGCGGCATACCCACCCGCCAATCTGTGCAGCCGCGCGTAGCGTGGCGTCGCTGAGACCCTTGGCGGTCTGTCCCTCGATCTCGAGAGAGATTCCCCTCCCGTTGAAATTGCATTCAGCCCAGGCTTTGAACATAAGCGGCACAAGCTGACTGACTTCAGTCCCGTCCGCCCGCGTGATCAGATGCGCCGAGGCCCGCGTCGCAGCGCGACACAGCCACGGGACCGCCCCCGCGTAGCCGCCCTCGGTGACGTGATAGATGAACAGGTCATGGACGATCGGCGTCGGCGAATAGTTGGGCGACGGAACCTGCTTCAACGCGGGCATTGGCATCGTTTCACATCCTCAGCATGACCTGGACGGCGATCCAGGCGGCGACCAGTGCGAACAGGACGTCGGCGAGAGGATGAGGCGCGCTCGGGTCGACAGGCATCGTCTCCGTCCTCGCCGACGGCCGCGGCGCGGCTGTCGTGACGAGGATTAGGAGCGGGTCGATCCCGAAAGCATGGTGAAGTTCTTCACCCCGCGCGAAACGGAGGAAGCGACCGGGTTTAGCGCCGAAGCGCGGTCTTGAAAAGCGGCAGCTCGTCGGCGGCCGGCTCGCGCCGCGACGCCTGAGCCTGCGTCGGCAGATCGGGCTCGGCCTCGCGCTCGCGCAGGCGCGCCTTGCTGCTGAACACCGCGCGCCGCGTGACGCCGTTCATCGCCGCGATCTCGTTGGCCGACAGCTCGCCCTCGCGGATCGCCATGCGGATGCGGCGGGCGCGCGCGTTGCGGCCCTGGCCGGACACCGGGTCGGCGGGCAGGTCGATCAGCTCGCCGCCGTAGAGGTCGCAGATCAGCGCCGCGCCCGTCTCGCCCATCGCTTCGGCGAGCCACGGCGCGGCGCGCGGGTTGCGCGGCACCGAAATGCGCAGGCCCCCGCGCGCGCGCGCCAGGCCGAGCGCGGCTTCGAGCCCGGCGCCCTCGGCGATCTCGCGATAGAGGTTGGCGAGCCAAATGTATTTCACCGCCGCCGCGCCCCGTAGCGCACCCGCATATGATCGCTGAGAATGGTGACGACCACGCCGCGCTCGATGACGTAGACGAGCCCGTCCGCCTTGACGGCGAACTCGCCGGCGCCGATCGCCTTCGCCGCTCGGCCGGCGCGCGCCCGCGGGTGCCGCAGCCGCATCATCCGCACGTCGGCGAGGTCGCGCTTGACGTGGCCGGCGAGGATCGCGCGTTCGAGATTGGCCGCGTGCTGCTCGCGCTCGAGCGTGTCGAGCGCGATCTCGTCGGCGAGATCGCTAAGCCTCATGGCGGCGCTCCGCGGCGGCGAGCCGGCCGGCGTCGCGCCGGGCGCACTCGGCCTTGATCAGCGCGCGGCGGTAGACGCGGAAAGCGGTCTGCGCCGCGCCGTGCAGCGCCTTGCAGCGCGCGAACGCGTCGCGGCCTTCGGGCGCGCCGATCGCCTCGCGCGCCAGGCGCGCCCAGCGCGCGCTTTCGTCGGCCAGCGCCGTGTAATCCCACTTGGCGCGCGCGGCCCTGGCTTCCAACGTCTCGGCCTCGGCGCGCGCGCGCTCCGCCGGCGAATGCAGCCGCGCCAGCGCCCGCAGCGCCTCGCGTCCCATTTCGTCGACGGTCGGCATGGTCAGCCCTCCCGCGGCTGGCGCAGCGCCGCGATCTCGGCCGCGACGGGTTCGAGCCCGACCGGGCGGAGCGTGAAGGCGATCTGCCGCCGCGCGCCTTCCGGCGTCGTCAGCGTGAGCAGCGCATCGAACGTGCCGGGTTCGGCGCCGGGCGCGAACCGCTCGACGACGGCGGTGAACCCGTCGAGGGTGGCGATCTGCGCCCCTTCCCAGACGATCGGCGCGCGCGCTTTCACGGCCGCCTCCACAGCGTTTCGAACTCGCTTTGAAAGCGCTTGATCAGCTCCGGGTCGTCGGTCAGCAGCAGGTCGTTGTCCTGTTGCTTGAGGCCGGAGGCGGAGAGGTTCGCCGCGCCGAAGCGCAGCGTGCGGCCGTCGACCAGATAGGCCTTCAGGTGCATCCAGGGGAGGCGCGTGTTGAACCGCTGTTCCACGCCGGGCGCCGCGAGCAGCGCGTCGAGCGCCCGCGCGACAGTCTCGCCGCCGTGGCCGGCCTGGCTCGGGTCGCGGAAGACGCGCACCTTGACGCCGCGTTCCGCGGCCGTCTCCATGGCGTCGATCACCGCGACGTCGGTCAGCACATAGGCGGCGACGTCGAGCGTCTCGCCGGCGCCGTCGATCGTCGCCACGTCGATCGCTTCGAGGTTTTCCGCCGGCGCGTAGTGCAGCTCCAGCCGCGGCCGATCCGCCGCCGCGGCAGAACCGCAGAGCGCCGCGGCGATTGCCGCGACCGCGGCTACGTGAATGGTTTTCGTCTTTGCCGTCACGAATTTTCCCTCCGTTTCGCCAACGCGGCGCGCAGGCGCGCGCCGAGCCACGCGGCGAGGCGGTCCCAATCCCCCTCGCCGTAGAAATCGAACGCCGCCTTCAGGCCGCGCTGGCGGCCGTAAGTCTCGACGGCGACGGGCCAAACGCTTTGACCTGGGATAGACGGCACGAAGCCGCCCAGCGCCTGCAGCCGCTCGGCGATCGCCCGCGTTACCGCGCGTTTCCGCAGCCAGGCGAGATCGCGATCCAGCAGGCCGGCGTCACGCTGGGTCGGCCATGTAACGCCGCCGTCGCGCGCCACCCACGCCTTCAGCCCCTCGATCGCCCTGGCGGCCTCGGCCGGGTCGGTGAGGAACCGGGTGTGGGAAAGGCCGGTCTGGCGCTCGACGAAGGCGAGCATCGCCGCGTCGTCGCGCGAGCGCGCCAGGCCGAGGTTCCACGCCGCGATCCACAGCGCCTGCAGCACCGGCGCGTATTTGCCGCTCGCCGTCTTCGCCGCCGGCCGCCTGGGCGCCGCCGCCGGCGCGCCGAGCCCCTTCAGCTCGTCGATCAGCGCGCCCGCTTGGCCGTCGTCGAGATCGCTCGACGAGACGACGCGGAAGCGCGCCTTGATCAGCCCGCGATAGTCGGCGTCGGTCATGCCGAGCGCGCGGCGCATCGCGTGGATCGCGCGGGTCTGGGCGGCGCTGGTCATTCGCGGGCCTGCGCGCGCCTGAGATCGCGCAGGAATTGCGCCTTCGCTTCGCCGGCGAGGCAGGCGTCGCGATCGCGCAGGAGCGCAATCGCTGCGACGACCAGGAGCGCGGCGAAGAGGCACCCGAACAACGGATGACGAGCGTTCGTGGCGCACATTCCGGCGGCGACGAGCAGACTGCCAGCCGAGAGCAGCGGCAGAAGCGCCCTCATGACACGCCTCCCGCCAACTCGGCCTCGAACGGCTCGACGGCGAAGAATTCGCCTTCCGAGCCGACGCTGACGCCCGGCACCAGGCGCGCCTTGTCGGGGGCGGCGAGCATCGCCTCCTTGTCGATTTCCTCCTTGGTGCGGACGAACGGCAGCCCGAGCGCCTTGATCGCCGCCAGCACGGCCTCGACGCCCTTGATCGTCACCTTCGGCGGCGAGCGCCGCCATTCGATCTTGCCGGTGCCGAGATCGGCGAACTTGCGCTTGCCGTTGTCGGTGAGCAGCGCGCGATTGGCGTCGCACCAGGCGCGCAGGCCTTCGGTCAGCTGCTCGATCTCCTCGGCGCGCGGCGCCGCGGCGTTTTCCGCGTCCTCTTTGAGCCTGGCGATGGCGTCGTTCATTTCGGCCTGGAAGCGCGCGATCATCCGCGCGTTCTCGCCGATGCGGCGGATGAAGGACGCCGCCTCCTCGCGGCTCTGCGGCGCCGGCGCGCCGGCTTTGGTCTTAGACTTGGGCGACTTCGACATGATCGACTCCGAGACGGGTAAGAAGGGCTTTGAAAGCGCGTTCGCGCGCGGCGATCGCGCCGCGTTCGCGGACGGTGAAACGCGCCTCGCGCGCCGCCTGGGCGGCGAGGTCGTAGTCTTTGGCGGCCGCCATCAACGGCGACAGTTCGCGCGTCGTCGGCGGCGGCGCCGGCTCGGCCTTCAGCCGGGCGAGATAGGCGGCGGCGAGCGCCACCAGGTCGGCGTGCGGGGCGGTGAAGCTGGCGCGCCCGTCGGCGACGATGCGCATCGCCGTCGTCTTGGCCGAGGCGGTGGTCGGCAGCGGAAAGCCGCGCGCCTCGGCGACGCCGGCGAGCGCCAGCAGCTCGATCTCCGCCTCGACGACCAGCGCCGCCAGGTCGCGGCCGTCGTCGAGCGCCGCGCCGACCTCGTCGGCGGCGGCGAGCACTTCGGCCGGGCGCTCGAGGATCGCCTCGCCGATCTCCGCCGGCTCGGCGCGGTTGAGGCCGCGCGCGAGATAGCAGAAGACGCGCCGCGCCTGGCGCGCTTCGTCGCTCGCCTGGGTGCGCACCGCCGCGGCGGCGAGCCCGAAGCTGCCGGCGACGACGTCGAGGATCGCGGCGAGAGGGATGTCGCGCATCATCCCTCTCCCCGCAGCGGAAAGGCGACGATCTCGGCCGAGCGCAGCCGCGTCGTCGTCGCCTCCAGTTTCTTCGCCACGCCGGCGATGACGCGCGCCTCGGCCGACGCCGAGCGGCAGATTTCGTCGAAGGTCGCGAGGTCCGGCGGCCCGCCGCCTTCGAGCGCGCGCGCCTGCGCCTCGAATGACGCGAACAGTCCGTCGAGTGCTTCGACCGCTTCGGGTGATAACGCCGCGCCGACTCGAAGATAGGCGGCCCAGCAGTCGCGAAAATCGCCGATCTGTCGGGAGAGCGGGTCAAACATCGCCGCCCTCCTTCTTCAGCCGCGAGTGCGCGCAGCCGCCGCGGCAGGCGCGGTAGAGCCGGGCGCGGTTGGCCGAGGTGGCGGGGTGTCGGTGGCCTTGCTCGGCGATGCAGCGGTCGCGCTCGATCTCGCCGAGGATCGGGCAGTCGACGAGCTCGCCCATGTAGGCGCCGCGCGCCTTGGCCTCGACCTTGCGGACGTCGCCGCGGTAGGAATTGAGCACCACGCCGGAGATCACGGCGACCGAATAGTCGAGCCGCCGCGCCACGTCCGAGGCCGACGTCCGCTCGCATTCCTCGGCCAGCCGGACGATCCAGTCCGGCGGCGTCTCGCCCCAGCCCTTGCGCGCGTTGGCGAGGAAGTCGGTCTTGCCGCGCGCGTTAACGTTAACCGCCGCGGGAGCGGAAAAAAGGGGGGCGTTCATAGCCGCGCCTCCGCGGCGCCGAGCGCCTTGCCGGTGTTGCGGTCGATCAGCACTTTCGCGCTGATCTCGCGCGGCGCCAGCGGCCCGGTGTCGGCGCTCTTCTTCAGCCGGTAGACGCCGGAGTTGAGGCTCTTGCGCTTCGCCTCGCGCACCACGACCAGCGCGCCGGCGAGCTCGAGCATGCGCACGTAGTCCGACGCGCTCTTGCGCGAAATGACGACGTCGTCGGTCGACGCCGCCGCGGCGAGTTCGCCGACGGTGAACATCGGAAGGTTGCGCATCGCCGTCCACAAGTGCCGCGCGATGCGGCCGTGCTTGATGTCGGGATCGACGGGCGCCTTGGTCGTCGGGCGCGTGACCGCGTAGACGAACTGGCCGCGCGGCTTGACGTCGCGCTTCTCGATGAGCGCGATGTGGCCGAGCGCCACCATCTTGTTGATCCACTCGCTGACCACGCCGCGGGTGCGGGCGTTGGTCGCCCAGAACAGCTCGCTGACGGTGAACCCCTTCGGTCCGAAGTCGCACGCCGCCTTCCAGTAATGTTCCGGCCCGCGCGGCAGGTTCAGCTTGAAGACGAGCGCGCTCATGCCGCCCTCCCGCTCATCAGCTTGCCCGAGCGCGCGCGCGGCGCTTCGCCGGTGAACACCGCGCCCGAATAGGTCTTGGCGTCGATTTCGTGCGCGCCGGAATTGCGCGCCCAATCGGCCATGCCGGACAGCGTGACGACGACGCGCCGCGCGCGTCCCTCGCCCTTGACCCGCACCGTCTCCAACAGCTCGTCGCTGATCTTGACGCCGGCGAGGAAGATCTGCGCCAGCAGCTTGCAATCGGCGAGGTCGCAGGGCTCCGCGCCGTACCAGTCGAGCACGCGGTTGTGGACCCGCTCGACCCGCGCCAGCTTCTGCGGCAGCAGCTCCTCGCCGATCAGCAGCACCGGAACCTGGCTCGCTTCCGAGATCTCGCGCACGATCTCGATCAGGCCCTTGTCGACCAGCTTGTCGGCCTCGTCGACGATGAGGGGCCGGTTCGGTTCGTCGCCGAGCAGGCCGATCGCTTCCGCGGTCAGGTCGGCGGTCGAGCCCTTCGGGACGGCGACGCCGCATTCGAGCAGGATCGCGCGGACGAAGGTCTTGCGGTTCCAGCTGTCGCCGACCTCGACCCGCACCGCGCGCGTCTTATTCTGGGCGTAGATCGACGCGTAGGACTTCCCCAGCCCCGAGTGGCCGTACATCACGCCGAGGTTCGGCAGATGCGGCCCGCGCCGCTGCAATTTGGTCACCAGCGCCATGAAACCGGCGACGTTCTTCAACGGCGCCAGCGAGCCCGGTTTGACCGATTGAACGGTGTCATTCATAATGTGGTCCTTCAAAATTTCTCGACCGCCTTCGGGCGGTCCTTTTTTTGACCAACGCTTTCGGGGACTCCCCCGGCGCGTGACGCCACGCTGCGCCGGGGTCTTGCGGGAAGAGCGCCGACGCGATTACCTGAGCGCGGCCTCCCCAAAATCTGCGACCAGCCCGGCCGTCGTCTCGTATTCGCCGCCCTTGGCGTAGTGGGAGAGCCAGCGGTCCTCGTAAGGATGCAGCGCCTCGTTGGTCGCCTGGATCGCCAGCAGGAACTGCACGTGCCGGTAGCGCTCGGACGGCGTCGTCATCGCGCCGATGAACTCGGGCGAGCGGCGGAAGGCGGCGTGCCAGGCCATATCGGTCGGCGACAGAACGACGCCGTCGCGATCGAGCGCGTCGAGTTCGCGGAAGAGGGCCATGCGTTGCGGCAGCGTCGCCCGCGCCCTGAGCGCGACCACGTCCGCGCCGCCCGTATCGGCCTGCGCGCCGGCGAGCTCGCGCTCGACGCTTTCGACGTTGGCGTCGTGCTGCCGTTCGTACTGCGCCATCAGCGCGCGCGCTTCGTCGGGCGACGGCAGCGCCGGCGCCGGCGGCGGCAGGCGCAGCGCTTCGCCGGCGGCGTCGAGCGCCGGCGTGGCGTAAGCGTCGTGGGCGCGCGGGAAGGCGACGATCTTGGCCGCCTTTTCCTCGGCGCGGCCGAGCACCGCCTGCGCCAGGTCGCGCGGTTTGATCTTGCGCATGTCGGCGCGCAGCGTCTTGGCGCCCTCTTCGAGCAGCTTCTTCTGCTCGGCGCGCGCCCGCGCCACCGCCTGCGCCGGATCGACGCCGGCGAGCTCGGGGCACACCGCCTCGCCGAGATAGGTTTCGCCGTCCGGCTCGAAGACATAGGCGCGGCCCATGTCGGCCGGGTCCATCCGCACGAACACCGGCGCGCCGGGCATCTTGCCGGCGAAGATGTAGTGCGAGTGGTCGATGCGCAGCCCGGTCTTGCCGACCGTCCTGAGGCCGTCCTTGCCGGCGATCGGCGCGAGCAGCAGGTCGAGCGCGCGCACGTCGTCGATCCGCTTCAGCTTGCCGGGATAGCCGGCGGCGACGGCGAACGGCGTCGCGCCGGCAAGCCCCTCGTGCGGGCG